GCTTCTATTCTTGCCTTCATATTATTGTGATATTGTTACGTAAAATGTATTTGATGCCGTACAAATTACCTGTATAAAGTTCACAGTCCCTGACGTTGCATCGTAAGTTCCATTTAGAGTAGTTACCGTGTTTGTGCCTGTGTCAAAAGTAAGGGAAGACGTTCCTCCAGAGTCGGTTACGATAATCGTTTTAACGTCCCCTATCTGCTCGTTCTCAAATCTTAAATCTACTGCGATTGAAGAAGTGATAGTGTATACGGCTGCATCATCAAAATCTATCTCAGTATCCGCTGCTGCAGTTACTGCACTTGACGCCGTGAATCTATCGCCTAACTTAGCGTGAGTAATTCCATCGTCCTTTAACTGTATTCCATTTGTGGCATCAATCTCAATAGTCGAATCATCAACGTCTACCACAAAGTCAATGTCGTTAGTGGAATCTTGATACGTTACAGTAATACCAGTCTCCGTATTACCAGTAAGCATATCACCTACAATATCTTCAACATCTTCTGTACTTAGGTTACTATCCGTCACAGTATTTGCAAAGGTAATCTTATCACCATTACGAGCAATAGATAAACCAGTACCAGCCTCTAGGACAATCTCATCAGTACTAGAATCGTTACCAGTAAGTACAATCTTTTCTTCGGTAGCTACGTCACCGTCCGCTGCACTTACAGTATATGTCGTGTTGGTGTCTGCTGCCACACTAAAATCTAGTGTACCATCAGAATCATCATACGTTACCTGAATATTGCTTTCGCTGTTTCCAGTAACCATACCTCCGACAACATCCTGAATCTTCTCAGTAATGTGAGTATCGAAGCTAGTTGAAGGAACAGTCTCGGTATCCGTTAGGTTTTCAGCATCAGTATCGCCATAAATCTCAGCGAACATCTTACGTACCTTTCGGAACGCTGCTCTTAATACATCTCCATCATTTGCGTTGTCCGCAGTTCCGATGTTAATATTCTGTTGTCCAGTTGCCATATTGCTAATTTACTATTTTTAAGAGTTCATACAGGCAGGTTCGGATGCAATATCAATAGACGCTTGGTTGGCATCATTTCCCCACCAACTATTGCAGTACATTTCTCCCCAGTTTATATTATTCGCCATTTATTCTTTTTGTTATACTATCTATAAAGATATTTACACTGTCTATAAATATGTTAGAGGCTAGTGCAAATGCTTTGTTAAAACCTAAGTGAATCTCACTTATTAACTCACCGAAGTTCGTTGTCTCGTACACTTTTCCCCAGCTCATATTGTTGCTTTCTTATATAACTAGAAAGCCTTATTTCGTTCTTTTCTTTTGGTCTATAGTGACCAACTTTCTTTCTCTTCTTTATAATACCCATCCATTAAACCCAGTTTCCTTATCTGGATATATCTCTTCGTTATTGTTGCTATAGTACTCAGGAAACTTACTAGGAGCGTTGAAGCTCATATACTCAATAAATCTATTGGTATAGTAGTCGGCATAATCTCTCTCCTTAGCTATAAGCTGGTCAATCTCACCCTTAGAAGCAATCTGGCTATTTTCACTAGAATGCTTATGTACCCCACCGTTTGATACTGTATAAGCAGCAAAAGGAAGATATTCCGCCATTGCATAATGGATGAGCATATCTTGTATATAATCGTTGACCAAAGATAGATAATCTCCCGATAGAGAGTTTGCGATAATGTCGTTGCTAATTTTGTCGTAAAGGTCACTGCCTAAATAGTTACGAATGTGTATTTCCTGTGCTAATTTGATGAAGTGAATAAACTTATCGGTATCTACATTACCGCTTAAAGCTGTATTCTTAACTAGATCGTCTCGCTTTATAAAAAGTGCTGTAGCCATTATTCTTCAGTTTCTTCGTTAATCTCTTCCTGTCGCTCAACCTGAGAAGGCTTTACTCCAGTCTCTTTCTCAACCTCAGCATCAGTCATTGCGTTAGTCAAATCAGTGAACTCTAAAGGCTGTAGGGTCATAAAGTATAAGTCTAAGTCAATCTCGTTATACTCTAAGATTCTTTCTAAGGCATCAATAATAGTTACCTGCATTGGACGGATAACTGTATTATCCATAAGGATAGATGCCGTCTCTAATTCCTGAGCGTTGTTCCCTAAACCTGTTTGGTCTTTGATTCCGACTAGCATAGGTGATACAATACGGTGAGACACCATTACCTTCTTCATTGACTCATCAGAAAGGAACTGGTACTGTTGGTGTGCATCATTTAGGACTACTGGCTCAATAGAAGCAGCTAATTCTTTGCTGTCGTTGAATGCCAAGATAAATCTACCTGCGTTGGATGTACCGGAGAACTTCTCGTATATAGAACGCTCAATCTCATCTCTAATCTCTTTCGGAGGCGTACCGTTGTTGAAGTTAATCAACATACTCGGCTGCAATCCGTTTTGGATATTGTTGATATGGTAGTTTGCAATCTCTTCTTCCAATTCGGCATACTGTAAACCTCCCTGATAATCTACAGGAGAGTAGTAGTAGAATCCTGCCTTATATGGACGAATATAGAGTATCTCTAAGCCCTCTTTAGACGTTCCGAATGCTGGAATACGTTTAGGTTGCTCATCTCTCTTTATTTCGCTCCAATCGGGGTGATAGTAGTATCCTTCGACTTTACCTAGTTCAGCCTTCTCTGCTCTAAGTGTTTCTACAGGAATATGGCGTACCTCTACGATACGAGAATGATCCTTGCTGTAGATTACCTGAAGTGCAGCCTGACCCATCATCTTATAGTCGTAGCATACCTTCTTCATACAGTCTTTGCTGAAGAGCTGTCTCATCTTGGCATAAGCCTCAGGCTTCTCTTCGCTGTCGGTTGCCTCTAAGCCTCTACCGTAAATCATTTCGGAGATGCCATTGATAGCAGCATTGTTGGTTGGTGAACCGTTGTATCTATCGATTAGATACTGGAAATAGTCGTTATCCTCTCCGTATTCGACCCAATCGTTTCTTGGGTTCTCGATTACTGGTGGTGCAGTATAAGAGGATAGGTTTAGTACGTGAATTGAATCTTCCATTATAAAACTACAAAGTCGTTATCGTAACTGTTAGCAGTTACATATTCATCCTTATTTATATAGTATTTGTCTAAGTCAGTCTGATCGGTACAGAAGATTAGACCCCTATAGATGACCGTAGAGCCATCTTTTACTTTAAACGAGTACTGACTACCTTCTTTGAGAGAAAATGCGCCAGTAAGCACCATATAGTCTCCATCGCTAGTTTTAGTGACAGATATCGTACTGGTGGTTCGCTTAGTCTTATCTGTAAGCGATAAGGTAGGGCTAGAAGCATCTGTTCTTGGCACTAACTTAATGGACTGATTATCCGTTGATGTTGTCAGTATATGCATACACAAATAACTAAACTAGCTTATTTTGTTTCAAGATACGAAAAAAGGGTATACTTTCGTATACCCTCTTAAGTGGTGTAGCGGTGAAATTATACAGCCGAAGGAGTTCCGATTGTAATTGTTCCAGTCAATCCAGCAAATTCACTAACTGGGAAGTTAGCGTCTGTATTGTCTACAGTCATAAAGTTTGGTGGAGATACTTCCTGAGCAGTAAAGGTTAAGTTGTAACCGTTAAAGTCTCCTAAAGCGTTTCCAGTAGATACAGTACCAGCAGATACGTCAGCACCGTTCTCTTTACCCATCAAGAATACGTTATCGTTTTGGTCAACGATAAAGATGTGTGGGCGTCCAGCAGCTAACAATTTAAGCTCTTTGTGGTCTTCTTTTGTTAATTTCTTCAAAGTGATGTTCAGGGTCTGCTCATAGAATACAGTACCATTCTCACGGGATGCGTTGATGGTAGTTTCGAATGAGTTGTTCCCTTTCACTTCGTAAGTATACAAGTCAATACTATTGTCAACAGACAAGAGTGTAGTTCCAGTCATATCAGTTACCTCGTCATTAGAACCTAGAGTAACAGTACCTAAACCTCCAAAGTCTACAAAGTAAACTTTTTTGATTCCAGCTACCGTATCCTTACAGGCTTCTGCACGAGATCGAGTTAAAGTACAGGACATAATTTTTAGTTTTTAGATTAGAAAAAGGGTAGGCAGGCACTAAGCTCACCTACCCTATTCTTAGTTATTGTTTACTCTTAGTTCGCAGCGTTAGCGATTCCGTAAGTTACTACGTCTTCGATAGAAGCAAGCTGTACACCAGCAGTAAAGCGCATAATGATACGAGCGTTTTGGCTTCCGTCTAAGTCTGCCATATCTAACAATTTAACTTCGTTGTGGTCAGATAATAAACCTGTACCGAAGTATAAGTTAGACTTGGTAGTAGCGATAGCGTCATTGTCAGCGAGTCCGTTAGCTACGAAGAGTTTTACTCCGTCAAAGCTAAGTCCTCCACCTTGCCACCAAGCAGTTCCTTGTCCACCAACACCGTTAGCACCGATAGAAGCGATACCTACGTTTTCGTCAGCAGCAGCGTTTTGCTGAGTGATAGAAGCGAATCCACCTAAAGCACGTACATAAGCACGAGCAATGTTCTGAGATACGTAGATGTACATATCGTCAGCACCGTAAAGGCTAGAAGGGATAGCGTCAACGATTTTCCCAAGCTCAGTGATAACGTTAGAAGAAGTTACTGTAGTACCAGCAATCTCTTGTGCAGCAGGAAGGTCAGCGTCAGTAGAAACCAATTTAGTGAATCCGTTGAACTGTCCGTTAGTTGCAGTGTCACCAGCCCAGATAGACTTCTCAGTACGCTCAGCTACTTTAGCAGCAACGTGACCTAAGATAAAGTCAGCGAATGAAGGTGGTACATTGTGGTAAGCCGAGTAACCCATTTGTACAGCTTCCCAGTCGCTAGCGAAGTCTTTCTTACAGATTTGTAAGTTTACTTGCTGCTCCTCTGGCTGAAGGATTTTCTCAGTTAAAGTGATTGTAGAAGTTGCGCTGAAGTCACAAGTAGCATCTTTAACGATATCGTCAACAGATACTTTCTTAAGAACTTCTTTGAACTTTACATTTGGTTTTACGGTAATACCTCCCTGTGCGAGGGTATTAGCTTCTAGCAAACTTGCTGCTACATATTGTCCAGCAAATTCACCAGCGTAAGTAGTAGTGATTGAAGTAGTAGTTGCCATTTTTATTTATTGGTTAAGCGATTAAATACTCTGTCTAATGTGTTTTGTGGTCTCTGCATTCCGAAGTTATAGACGGGTTTCTTTTCGGTTGCAGCTTCTGGAGTGTGTTCGATAGCTTCAGCAGCAGGCTCTTCAGATAGTTTTTCTAGCTGAGAACTAAGTTCTTCAGACTTCTGTTTGTAGCCCATTTCTTCATCCAACATCTTTGCCATTTCAGCTAATTTAGCTTCCATCTCTCCGATCTTAGATGCAAATGCTTCTTCGGTTACGTAACCTTCCATAAGTTGAGTTTCTTCCTCTGCTTCAACGGCTTCCTCAGATAACTCTTCAGATGCCTCTTCAGCAGGAGCTTCTTCCTCAACAGCAGGAGCTTCCTCTTCTTCTGAAGATAACTCTTCGGCAGCAACATCGATATCTTCGATGCCCTGAGCCAATTCGTCCTCTTTCGTCAAGAGAGAGAGCTTCTGTAGAATCTCATTAAGAATTTCAGTTGATTTGCTCATTTTACTTAAAATTTATATAAATAATGGTTATAAAATATAGTGTTGCATTTTTATGCCTTCTTCTGGATTACAAACCACTCAGTTCCATCAGACCACACAGCGATACCTTCGTATGATTTGTTGATGTTATAGTCATCGGAACTACCATCTAGGTTTTGTCCAGACTTAGGGGTAAGTTCAATATTCTTAGAAGAGCTAACAGTAGAATCAGAGATAAAACGTATTTTTCTATTGGCACTGGTTGTAGCATCAGGTAGTGTATACACCGCTGTACCGTTACCTCCAGACCAACTAAATTTAATCATCTGGGCATTAGCGTAAGTTGAAGAATCTAAGTCTACAGATTCTCCTGCACTAGCAGTCTTAGACACTGTAATTAGTTTGTTAAAATCTTTAACTGCAATCTTTTTCGTTGTGCTGCTCTGCACTATAGGCATTTCCTCTGAGCCAGTTAGAGTGCTTGCTGCGGTAAGTTGACTTATCTTTTTATCAGCCATTATAAAAATATTTTGTGATTATTCTCTTGTACAAAAATCTCTCCTTCTTCAGTATATAGGAAATAGTTCTCTCTGTGGATATTACCTATCCCCTGAGCCTGCAAACTTCCGTCACAGCACTTAGTGGAATAGGTTTTACCGTCTGGGCATAAACACCCTCTCTTACTGCTTCTAGGGCTAGTTCTGCTATATGTAAACTTTCTTCTTTTCACTTCTTAGCTTTTGGGTGTTTCTTAGGTAACAAATCATAGTCAGTAGTGTACTTAGCGTTTTGTGGTTTACCCTTTCTAACTAGGTACATAAAGGCATTTACTCTAGCCTGTCCCCACTGCTTAGCTGACTTTACTTTAGGCGAATGGCTCGTATTGAACGCTCCAAGTCCCCTCTGATAAACGCTTGCCAACATACCAACAGTAACCCCGTATCCGAGTTTATCTTTGTACTGTTCATTAAACGAGTCAGCCTTCTTCTGTAGAATCTTACGATCCGCTGCTGATACTTTAGCTCCTGTCTTACCTTTAGCGTTACCTTTTGCAGTTCCTTTGCCTTTTGGCGATTTGTTTGGTGTGTCAGACTTCGGTGCTTTTTTGCTAGGAGAGACTTTCCCATCTTCATCTACTTTTGCTAGTTCTAGTGATTTTAGTTTTGATTCTGCCCAACGTAATGCAGCCTTTCCTCCCCAAGCATCATACATCAATTTGCCGCATCCGTCTGAATAAGATTTAGATGATTTCAAGTCCCCAGCGTGACGAGCTAAGAAACTTCTCATTCTCTTAATCGTTGATACGGTGATAGCCTGCTTAGATGCTAATTGGTTTGCTCTGCGTTTTCCTACGGCAGTACCACAACTACCCCAACCGTTCTTCTCAGCCCATTCTAACGCTCTCTTAGCGTTGTTAGCTACGGCATCAGGATAGTCTGAATAAGACTTCAATTGCAATTGGTGGTTACGTAAGTGATCGAATATTTCTTCTAGGATTTCTTTAGCCTCATCTTCTGTTACAAACTCACTAGACATTGCTAGTTTATCGGTGAAGTAGCCTTCAATAGAGAATCCTTTCACCTTACCAGTTTTTACGTAGTTGTTCCAGACATCATCATTATTCACCTTCATAGATACCATCCAAGTGCCTACAGGTAAATCCATATCGTACTTACGGGATTTGTCGTGGGTCTCGTCCTCGATAATCCAAGACTCTACTACGGAT